GAGTACTTACCAGGCGGTGCAAGACGTCAAGAGATGTTGGATAAGGCAGTTGATTATCTTAGAACACCTGGAGCAACTCAACAAATCAAACATGAGTTTTGTTTAACTTATCTTAAGATGACTGAAACAGAATATCTTGAGGCATTAAACAAAGCAACTAACGGCGAACTAGTGAGGAACTTATGGAACTAAAACAAGAGAGAACAGAAGAAAGACAAAATAGATTTAGTGGCGAGTCTATATTCTTAACCAAAGAAGAGGCTAAGATACATGACTCAATATTCTATTATGAATATTTAGCAACATTAGAAGACAAAAAAGTTGGCTTCGATGGTCACTCAAAGCTTTGGGATAAAGTGCGTAAGGGTATTGATTACTTTAGACAGCACAATGCTGAGGCATACATGGTTCTGTTAGACTAGCGACTAGTAGCGAGGGGGACGCGGTCCCCCTCGATAGAGGTACCAACCCAATCCCAAAATTTAAACGCTTCCCACAAACAAAAAGATATTTATATAAAAGGGGTCCCAACGTTTACCCTTTATGCCTTGATTTATGTATTTATAAGCTGTAAATACTTATAAGGTTCCAAAATTAATCCTAAAAAAATTTTGCAAAAAAATTTTCGAAATGGAAGTAGATTTAGATAAAATAAAAAAATTACCACCTGATGTCAGAAAAGAGTTCATGAGAACTTTTGTTAAATACGCTGACAAAAAGAAAGAACATAAAATACAAAATGATTTTATGTCATTTGTAAAACATGTTTGGCCTGAGTTTATAGAAGGTTCGCACCACACACAAATAGCAGAAAAATTTAATCGTATTGCTAAAGGTGAATTAAAACGTGTTATCATTAATATGCCACCTAGACATACTAAGTCAGAGTTCTCTAGCTTCTTGCTGCCCGCTTGGATGATCGGTAGAAACCCGAAGCTCAAAATAATTCAATCCACTCACACCACGGAACTCGCAGTCAGATTCGGGCGTAAAGCTAAAACACTCATGGACACCGAAGAATACAAACAGATATTCGATACAAGACTTAGAGAAGATTCTCAAGCTGCTGGTAAATGGGAAACTCAACAAGGTGGTGAATACTTTGCAGCCGGTGTTGGATCAGCGATTACTGGACGGGGTGCAGATCTACTCATCATTGACGACCCACACTCAGAGCAAGATGCACTCAACATAGATGCATTGGAACGAGCTTATGAATGGTATACTTCAGGTCCTCGTCAGCGTTTACAACCGGGTGGTACAATTGTTCTCGTTATGACACGATGGAATACAAAAGACTTGACCGGGAAACTATTAAACGCGCAGCAAGAGGCAAAGGCTGATCAATGGGAAGTAATTGAATTTCCTGCTATCATGCCTTCTGGTGAACCGGTATGGCCACAGTTTTGGAAGAAAGATGAATTGCTTTCTGTAAAAGCTTCTTTGTCTATTGGTAAATGGAATGCACAGTGGATGCAAAATCCAACTTCTGAAGAAGGAGCTTTGATTAAAAGAGAATGGTGGAAGAAATGGGAATCCGATTCACCACCTCATTTACATCATGTTATACAATCATACGATACAGCATTTATGAAAAAAGAAACTGCAGACTTTTCTGCCATTACCACTTGGGGAGTATTCTATTTAAACGAAGATAGTGGTCCACAATTAATATTATTAGATGCAGTTAAAGAACGTTATGAGTTTCCAGAACTAAGACGTGTTGCACTAGAACAATATAAATATTGGGATCCTGACACCGTAATCATTGAATCCAAGGCATCTGGCCTCCCGCTAACTTATGAGTTGCGAAAAATGGGGATCCCTGTTATAAATTATACACCCTCAAAAGGCAACGATAAGCATACGAGGGTAAACAGTGTTGCACCTCTATTTGAGAGTGGATGCATATGGGCGCCCTTAAATCAACAGTTCGCTCAAGAGGTGATTGAGGAATGTGCAGCATTTCCTTATGGAGACCATGATGATTTAGTGGACTCTATGACACAAGCTGTAATGAGATTTAGACAAGGAGGTTTTGTCGATCATCCTGAAGATTATGTGGATGAACCATTACCTCAAACACAAAAGGTTTACTACTGATGGGATTATTTAAATTTTTAAAATCTTTAAGAACACTAGCCAAAAATAAAAATATAACTATTGAAGAAGCATATAAATTTGCAAAGCAAGAGTTTGGTGAAGTTAGTGATTTATTAAAATTACAAATTAATAAAATTTTTAAAGATGTCGAAGCACCTAGCATCAAGCTTCCAAAGAAAACAGAAGGTAAAGTGGTTCCAATAAAACCAGAATCTAGTCCTTTAATGTCAAGACTAGAAAAAGGAGCTGAGGTATTAAAAGGTTTTATGAAACCTGGATTAGATATGACAACGGGTATGGCAAGAACTGCTGCTAGAGTTATTTTAGATAATGCAGGAATTAAAGTTCCTGAAAAAGTAGATCCACTAAAAGTAGTTGCAAAAGAATTTGGTGAAGATGTTTTATTAGACCTAAGAGATGTTGCAGATGAACTTCTTGAAAAAGAAAGAACAGGTAAAATCACTGAAAGCATGGGTGAGTTTTTATCATCAAGAGGAATGTTTGATCTTAAACGAGGTAGAACAGATGTACCAAAAGGATATACTGATGAAGAAATGAAAGAGATTGAAAAAGCAATTGAGCAAGAAGATATTTTATTAAGATTTGATCCAAAAGATAGAGAACCAAATGCAGTTGGAGGTAGAGTTGGTTTTGCTCTTGGAAGTTTACCAAAAGGTATTCAAGCGTTAGTAAAACAAATTAATAAAAAATTTGGTAAAGGCACAATTAAAACTGCTGACGAAATGGAAAGACCAAAGTCTGTAAAAGAAAAAGAAATGTTTGAAGAATTTGAAGCAAGAAACCCTGATCCAAAAAGAAAATTAACAGACGATGAAATTAAAGATTATGAAGAAGAGTTAGGAGATAGTGAAACTTGGATGTCAGAAGGAACTGTTGAAGAAGCAGAACAAGCTTTGAAAAGACAAAAAGAATATGAAGCTGCAATGTATGTAGATTACAGAGCAGGTAGACTAGATCCAAAACCAGGAGAAAAAGGTAGAAAAGAATTTTTAGAAAAAAAGATGGAAGAGATGGAAATGTCTGGTGATAAAAAATTAATGACCAGAGATGAGATAGAAGAATTATCTACTTTTGATCTTGGCGAAGAATTAGATCAACTAAGAGGAATGGCACCTAAGATGGCTGAACGATTTGAATTACAAAAAAAATATCCCGGTATTGATGACAGATTATTAACACAAATTATTGATGACCCTGATCCACAAAGAAAAGCAGAAGCTCTTTCAGTAATTGATCAAGCTTTTGAATTAATGAAAAAAGGTAAATCTCCAGAAGAAGTTTTAGATATCATGAAACAAAGAACGGATAGAACTAAACAAGCTGGAGGCGGTTTAGCATATTTAATGGGGCTATAAATCATGAAGTTTAAAAAACTAAGTGATATAAATGCTTACATGGCAAGGCCCGCGCAGCCAGATGCGAGCAACGAGCAGCTAGAGAAATACATGCCAACTGCAAACTTAACGGATGATGTAGAAATAGATAGAGTTCAAATGCAAAAAGGTGGCAAGGTTTTAACCCCTGATCAATTTAAACAAAAAATGAATCAATATAAAGGAATGCGATTCCTGGATATAGCAGACCAATTAAACAAAGAAGGTTTTGTTAGTGTTAGAGGTAAACCCATTACAGATGCTCAAATTGAAAAAGGAGTTCGTCAATTAAATTTAATAGGTTTTGGAAGTCAAAAAAAATTACCGATTAAAGAAATTTTAAAAGAAGCGTCCCCTGAAAATAGAGCAGCTTTTAGAAGAGGAGAGATTAGTGAATTAAAACTTAGACAAAGAGTTACTGGAAAAAGATCAGATGTTAAACGATCAGGTACTCCAGAAAGATTAGAACGAGCAAGAAAATATGGAAAAAGAGTATATGCTATTCCTGAAAGAAGACTTAAAATTTTAGAAGACCGTTCTAAGTACAGAGAAAAATTATATAAAGAATTAGGACTAGCTCCAGAAGCAAGAAATCCAAAAGAAGGTTTATGGAAAGATATGGTTACAACCGCACAGAATAGTAAACCAGGTGAACGTTATAAATTAAAAGGTGGTACAAAATTAAATGTAGGTAGACCTAATTTTTATGGAAATAAATTTACGGTAGTAGATAGATTTACTGGAGAAGAATTTAAATTTAAAAATTTAGAGAAAAAAATAAATTCTAAAACAACAGGATTTAATTATGCAGATGCAATTGCACCTTATGAACAAAAATATTTAATACAAAAAACTCCTGGTTTAAGAACAGAATTAAATCAGACTTTAATTCCTAATTGGAATCCAGGAATGAAAGATACTGCTTTTGAAATTCAACACGTTGAAGGAAGAAAAAATAATTTATTTAATACTCACCTTGCACCTAAATCAGCGAACTTACCAGAACACTCTGCAAGAATAAACTTTGAAAGAGCGTGGGAAAATTCAAAAACATTATCTGAAAAGAAAGCATCTTTTCAAGCTTATAAAGAAGCTTTACCAAAAGGCATTGAATCAAGACCTAGTATGATAGTAAGACCAAGACAGTTTGGAAAAAGATTACCGTTTGCAGATATGTTAAGAAGTGCAAAAGCACAAGGAGCAAACTTGCCAAGAGGTATTTTAAAAGCAGCAGAAGATTTAGAACAAGGTGTTAAGATGTACTCTTCAATTGGTTTACCAGAGAGTGTTGCAAACTTTACATCAGGTATGATTGATGATGTTGTACAAGGTCGATATGGTATGGGCGCATTAAAAGCTTTAGGAGGAGCAGGAGTTGCTTATGGTATTTATGATACTGCAGTTGCTTTTGGTCAAGGTAAATCTACTCCAGAAATGGTTACACGATTTTTTGGTTTAGATCCTGTTTATAATAAGATTAGACAATACTCACGATTAGATGATGAGTCACAAGAAATACAAAAGAAAATTAATTATGAAAAATCTTTTGAAGCAGCTCAAGAGGATATGATGGATGAAGGTTTGATGGGTCTTAGACCAATGAAAGAAGCAACTGATGAAGAAAAACAAAAATTACAAATAGCTAAAGAAAAAGTTAATAAAGAAATTCAAGAAGAAAATCTAGAAAGAGCAGAAGGTAGAATGGAACCTATGAGAGGTTTAGTGAACATGGTTAAAGAAAGAATTTCTGCTTTATCTGGTCAACCCTATCAAGTTGCATTTGCAGAAGGAGGTCGAGTACAACTTTCTGAAGGAGGTGAACCAAAAGATATTGGTAGAAGAAAATTTTTAAAAGTTATGGGTAAAGGAGGAGCACTTATTGCAGCCTTACCTTTTTTAGGTAAATTTATAAAACCTGTAACTAAAGCTGCACCAGAAGCTATGGAAGTAATTTCTAGATCAGCAAATCAAATGCCTGAATATTTAGCTAACTTAATTTCTAAAATTAAAATGATGGGTGAGTCTAAAATCATAGGTAAGATGGATAGTCCAGATGAATTTATGAGATATGATTTAGGTGACTATGAATTATTTGAAGGATCAGGTGGAGCAAGATTAAAAAGAGTTAGAGATAAAGGTGAATATGGATACGAAGAATTTGAAATGGAAATAAAACAAGACCCTGAAACAGGTTATGTTGAATATGAAGAAGTATCAGTAAGACCAGATGAAGATGGAAAAATGAAAGATGTTGATTTTGGTATTGATGATGATGTTCATGCAGAAATGAAAAAGTTTGCTGATGAAGACTAAACCACCATATAAACATGGAAAAAAATCTGGTCCACCACCGAAATCAGGACCTATGCCTCAAGGCTTGAATTTATTATATAATACTGTTAAAACAGTCAAACAATCTGGAGAAAAAATAAATGGCAGATATAGACAAAGCTCTTCCAAACGTAGAGCAAGAGATTAACGTACCTTCTGACGTTGAAGTAGCTGAAGCGGAAAAAGAAGAACAAGAAGAGTTAGCCGAACAAGGCGAACCGGTAGAGATAACAGAAAACGAAGATGGATCTGTAGATATAAATTACGATCCTGGAATTGGATCTGTTGCAAACACAGCTAATCATTATGATAACTTAGCAGAACATTTACCAGATGATGTACTTGGAAGATTGTCTTCTGAATTATTTCAAAATTATCAAGACTATAAAAATTCTAGAAAAGATTGGGAAAAGTCTTACAGAGAAGGTTTAGATTTATTAGGATTTAAATATGAAAACAGAACAGAACCTTTCTCAGGTGCAAGTGGTGCAACTCACCCAGTTCTTGCTGAAGCAGTTACACAGTTTCAAGCATTAGCATACAAAGAATTACTTCCAGCTGATGGACCCGTTAGAACACAAGTAATTGGAATTCCATCTCCAGAAAAAACTCAACAGTCTGAAAGAGTTAAAGAGTTTATGAATTATCAACTTATGGATCAGATGAAAGAATATGAACCTGAGTTTGATCAAATGTTATTTTATTTACCTTTAGCAGGATCATCATTTAAAAAAGTTTATTATGATGAAGTTATGCAAAGAGCCGTTTCAAAATTTGTACCGGCTGATGATTTAATTGTTCCGTACACAGCTACCTCATTAGATGATGCGGAGGCAATTATTCATCGTATAAAAATTTCTGAAAATGAATTAAGAAAACAACAAGTTGCAGGTTTCTACAGAGACATAGAATTGAAACCAGGTCAACTTAGAGAAGATGAATTAGAACAAAAAGAACATGAGCTTGAAGGAAGAACAAGAAGCAAAGATGAAGATGTATTTAATTTATTAGAGTGTCATGTTAATTTAGACTTAGAAGGTTTTGAGGATGTCAATCCTGAAGATGGTGAGCCGACTGGAATCAAACTTCCATACATTGTAACATTAGAAGAAAACTCTAGAGAAGTTTTATCTATCAAAAGAAACTATGAAATAGATGATGCACAAAAAAATAAAATTGATTATTTTGTACATTTTAAATTTTTACCTGGATTAGGTTTTTACGGATTTGGTTTAATCCACATGATTGGTGGATTATCAAGAACAGCAACTGCTGCATTAAGACAATTATTAGATGCCGGAACATTGTCGAATTTACCGGCTGGTTTCAAACAAAGAGGAATCAGAATTAGAGATGATGCACAATCAATACAACCTGGAGAATTTAGAGATGTAGATGCACCAGGTGGAAACATCAGAGATTCATTTATGATGTTACCATTCAAAGAGCCTTCTCAAACTTTATTACAACTTATGGGAGTCGTGGTAAATGCAGGACAAAGATTCGCTTCCATAGCGGACCTGCAAATAGGAGATGGGAATCAACAAGCAGCTGTGGGCACGACTGTAGCATTGCTTGAAAGAGGTAGTAGAACAATGTCTGCTATCCACAAAAGAATTTATTCATCATTAAAAAATGAATTTAAATTACTCGCAAGAGTATTTAAACTGTATCTACCACAAGAATACCCATACGATGTAGTGGGTGGTCAGAGAATGATTAAACAACAGGACTTTGACGACAGGGTAGACATCTTGCCAGTTGCAGACCCTAACATTTTTTCACAGACACAGCGTATTTCCCTAGCGCAAACAGAGCTGCAGCTGGCTACATCTAATC